CCTCATTCAGAAATATGAAATGAGAAAAGGTAGCACAGGGGCAGGTCTACCTTCAGATGTTTTGACTTTCCCTCGGGTTGCAAATTCATTTCCTTCTATCACCTGTCGAGCTGCTGCAGTGCTTCCTTCCAAGAATTTCCTCAATGGGCCTTTTAAGACAACACAAGTTCCAAAATACATGAGGGTCTCTGCCTTTGCAAGTCTTTGTCCTGATGAGATGGATGAGAAAGTTCGTCTCATGCTCCTTGAGGTTGTCTGTGCTTATAGCTGTGATCAACTGATTACTGTTCATGAAGGAGAAAAGAAGAAGCGAAAGGTTAAGAAAGACTCTGAAGTGATGAGCCCTTCAGATGCTTATAGCAATCAGTGGGACTTCATTCAAGTCTCATCCAACTCCCCAGTGCCTAGCCTCAAAATGAAGAAGGCAATGCTTTTGGAGCTTGGGATTGAGAATGAATTTTCCACTCTAAATGAGGTGGTAAAAAACTTCCGTGAAATCTTATCCTTGAAAGACATCATCCCCACTGAAAAAGAATTTCAAGATGGTATTAGTAAATTCATATCTCAATAGGATCACACCCTCTACAATTGCCCTCCATGGTTTTCTTACTCATCCCAGCCATGCATCAGCTACTTTACTCAAGGCTCTCCTCTGATCTTTAATGAGTTATTATGAAATCATTCACTCCCTCTGATATGCAAAGCTCCATTTCAACTGAACATTGAACTAGTTTCTCTATTGTTGCCTTCATTCATTAAAATGCTCATAATAGTTCCAAAAAAACTCACTTGTTTCTCAGATGTCATGGTATGATTTGACATTGGGGAAACTATGACACTCACTTTAGTACAAACTCCACCAGGGAGTTTGTGCTAATAGAGAGTGTCATTGTGTATCAACCATTAACAAGAAATGGAATAAAAACAGAAATGGGGAAATTATTTTTGAGAAAAGCAGTAAGCGACAATAAATGAGACAAACAAGGAAGATTCATAGTGCAATTCCTCTAAAGAATGATAATATTCATGTCCTAAAATCCAATTTAACTAAAGGAGACCAGAAACAGACAAGCAAATGCATGGACCAATCAAGCAAAATTGACTGCACTCATTCTTTCTTTTGGGGTGTCTGGCCTTCTGGGGAGATCAATTGTTCCATCATCATCACTTTCCATAGGGTCCAACCCAACTGGAATGTCTGGGAGATTGCTCAACCCATCATCACTAACAGAGGGGGGTGGAGGGTATCTTGTTCTTCTTCTTGAAGGGTGTTGCATCCCAGAAGACATACCTTCTTCTGATGAGTCACTACTAACCTGTTGCTTGGCTCTCTTGCCTTTGGATAGAGCAGACTTTAGAGGCATCTTAGGATCAGGAGTGCATTGAATCTGGGCTCTTTCTCTCTCCTTCTCTAAGAAATTCTGTCTCATTCCTGATAGTAAGTCTCTTGCATTCACTGACCCCATATCTTCCCCTACTACAGTTGCTGCAACATTAACTTCTTTCTTATCATCTCTAGGAGCATTGATGTTCTCTATCTCCCCTCTTTTGTAATGTTGTCTGAGGAGCATGAGGGCTTGAGGTGTGATCACTCCATCTGAGCTTCTGGGATCAGAGATATACTCCTGAAGGTCAGAATCAGCAAGATGTAATACACCCATGGTCTCTTGGATGTTCGACTTGACAGGGAAGTCCATATGGGATAGAGTCAAGATGACTTTAATGGCTCCCCAAACAGTTCCCTTCCTGAATGAATTTAAGCTAGTAGAGACAGAGAGTGATAAATGGTGCATATCCTTCTTTGCCACACAGTAATCTAGAGACATTAAGATGTTATACCCTCCAGAATGGGTCAGAGGATAGTCTCTCATTCTTGTATTATCTACCTTCCTGAAGTCATTTATCTGAAACATGACAGGACTAGAGACAGAAAAGAAAGAGTCCATAGGGATGAAGTGGAAGAATACATCTGACACCAGGACAAAATTCTTCAATTTTGAGAATTGATCCGATGTCATGGCATCTGTGATGGGGAACTCCAAGAACTCAGAGCTGAGTTCGATGAGTGGCACATCAGACAAGGTCATCTTTGCAAAATCAT